GATATAATCTTGCAAATTATCTGTCACTTCTTTGCCTTCATATACTTTTTTATTAGTTTTAAAGTCTCTAATTAGAGCTATACCTTTGCTCTTATACATAAACAGTCTGTCAATAAAGCCTTTAACTTTATATCTTACATCATCCTCTTCAATTTCTAATTCAAATTCTTTTTCCGAAATAGTTTCAGTTGGCCTACCTATCTCTTTTCCAAAGAAATCGTAAACAACGCCTCTAAAAGCCATGTCATGCATGTCTTCTAAATTTGATGGATTTTCTAATAAGTTAGAGGCTTTAGCGTGTTTATAAATTAACCTTTCTACAGCGCTAGAACCACAAACAGTTCCATCTTTTAATATTGAATCATAATGCTTTTTATGCCTGTTCTTACCAAGGCATTCCAAAACTAAATGCACAATACTGCCCTTTAAAGCTCCGTCATTAGTTTTATCTGGGAGCTTAAGATGATATTTACACCAATACAACCAAGAGCAGGAAGTCATGGTTTTGATTTTACTAGCTGATAACGTCTGATTCAAAATTCAACTTTTCTAAGTAGTCTTCTAGTATTTTTACACATTTTTTATCTTTTATGTTTCTTTTGTTCTCTAGAATTTTAGATACTTGTTTGAATGGGTTAATTTTTCTTTCAACCCACTTATTTATTTCAACTTGCTGTTCAAGCATGTCACCAAAATCTTTCAATAGCGGTAATTTTATTTGAACTTTTTGTGGATCAAAATACTTGATCAATTTAATAAGTATTTTTATTGCTGCATCTCTGCCAGCATTTTTGCTTTTACCATAATCATTGTTAGTGGCAATAGTAATTTTTTCTAAATCTAAAGTTAAAAGATGTGATATTTGTTTAGAACTTAAATCTAATCCAAAGATAACCATATGATTGTAAAAGCCTTGTTCTGTAAGGGCTAAGCTGTCGCCTACACCTTCAACAAGTATAACCTCTTTTGTTTTATTTATCTTTTTATAAAACAAATCACTATAGTTAGGAATATTAAATGGATAAACCCATCTTGTTTTTCGTCCTAGATGTTTCCATTTTGGCATAGGAGAATTTTTATTCCAAAGCAAATGTCTACCGCTTAAACCTATGACTTTTTCGTTTGGGTCATATATAGGAAAAACAAATCTGCCATTCATTTTGCCTGACATAGAAAATCCTGCACGATAAGTTTTAAGGGTTTTATCTGTTATGCATTTTTTGTTGTAAAAATCATAATGGGGCAAAAGCACCCCTATTTCGTTATGGTCAAAAAATTGATCTGTTTCCATCTTAGGCGCTTTATGTACAGGTATGAAAGAATTAGTATCAGGTTTTAAGGATGTTATTATATTTTTTACTTTATTGTCATCTTTACAGCTAAGTTCAAGTAATTTCTTGAAAGGCATGTAAGAAGTTCCTTGAACAAAGTCTTTCCAAATTCCAGTGTTTTTCCAGATTTGCAAAGCCGTCCTATTATCACCATCTCTATAAGCTGCTGTACTTTGCCAATATCTACCTCTATCAGATAATTCATAACCTAAATCAAGAAGTATTTCTTCTATTCTATCTGATTGATCTTCAGCCCAATTCAGGTATGTCTTCGGTTCCATTATTTCTATCCTCCACAGTTGAGTTCGAATCTTGAGAAGCAATAATATCTCGTAAATCTCCTTTTTCAGTTATATAAAAATTATTACATTCTAAATTAACGAAATTTTTTCTAGCTGTTCCGTCATTCATGGTTACTAGGTTTACTGCTCCGGCTATATCTCTGCCTAAATGCCTAGCCTTAACATTTATTAGTTTATGAGTCCCGAATCCTCTTTCAGACTGGAGTTCATCTGCTGTTTTGTTTCTTAAGATGAACATATGGGATGAAAACTGAGTGATTCTATCTGAAAGTGAAACAATGCTTTCATCATCCACAATATTATTAGCATTTCGATTCGTTGTAATTCCAGATCTGTTTGATTGAACTGAAGTGATCATGGATACGCAAGGCCCTGAGTCTCCCATAATATCTCTTTGGATACACTTTTTATACTTATCAACCATCTCTCCAACTACTTGCCATTCATTTTTGTTAGAAGAATTTTCATTAGTTGTTTTTATATAATCAAAGCTAAATATTAAAGGGTTATTTCTTCCGACTTTAGCGTAATAAAATCTTTTTAAAATGCTTATTTGAGAGTCTACGTTAAACCCTCCTATATTGTAATAATAAAAATGTTTATATTTTTTGGTTATAGTTTTCCAAACTGATCTGACTTTACTTACTACTTCTTTACCGCTGTTTCTCCAGTTTCCGCTTTCAAGAAGCCAGACAGGAACTCCCGACATTGATGCACACTGTCTAAACATCAATTCTTCCTTGCTCATTTCTCCGTTATCAAAATGAAGAATTGGCACTTCGTATTTTTCAGAGGCCTTTGTTACAAAATCTATGCAAAACTGAGTCTTGCCTACACCCGATCTTGCAACAATAACAGTTATGTTGCCGGGTCTAAGAAGAGATCCATACATATCTTGCAATTTTGGATGAGGGCCAGAAAATCCAAACTCATCTATTGGGTTTTCTCCTCTTTCTTCGATCAACTCTTCCATTGAATCGAAAATATTCTCAGGTTGATCCGTGCCTGTCTCGTATAAATTTATTTGGTTGTTATAAATTTCATCAGACTTTTCTATGATTTCATTAAAAGAAGCGCTATGCAACGCTCTCATTTTATTGCTTATATCAACACCGCATTTAGCTATTTCTCTCCTAACAGTGTATTTCTTAAGCTCTGAGGCTATACTTACAACTGAGTCTGCTGAAACTTTTCTTAAAGATAACGATTCAATGTGATCGTAAGGATTTAAAGAGTCATCAAAAGATATGCCAAACTCTTTGACTCTTTGAGCTATAACTACTTCATCAATTTCGTCTCCATTCTCAATAGCTTGCTTAAGTACAGAAAAAATAGTTCTATTTATTTTAGAAGACTCTGACCAAAAATCTTTCTCAGTTATGTGGGAAGCTATGTCTGCATATCTATCTGGGTATTTTATTAGACCTGCAAGAAGTTGTGTTTCGAGGTCATAAGAGTATATCATAAATACAACTTACTACTCTTCAAGCTCAGTGTCAAGTGGATCTTCTGAGTTATTCATATCATCAATGTAATTTTCTAAAGCTTTGATGAGGCCCATCTGTACAATAGGGCTAGCTATTTTAGCATAAATTAAAGGGCAACCCTCTTGATTTACGTAAGCTACTATAAAACCTTTAGAAGTTTCGTCAGGTGAACCAGTGAATTCAAAAAGCTTGTTGAAATAATTTTCTGGTATTTTAAAACTTTTGAATTCTTCTGAGTTAACGGCTTTTTTCATTGTTATTATAATATTACACCTTGAGACTCGAAAAGATGTCTATCTATTATATCCTTTTGAAAAATTGTCACAAGTGTAATTTGATTTATTTCACAAAATTTTTCTTTATTTTGATCTCGTTTCAGTTGATCTAAATATTTGAATCTATTTTGATGAAAAAATTCAACATACTTTACGTGCTGTTGCCCTTGGACCTCTATGGCTACTTTTTTATTAGCGTTATAGAAATCCAAGGACAATCTTGATCCCACTACTGGAAATTCTTCAAAAACTACATCTTGGTCCCAGTATAATTTAATAAACTTTTTTACTGTAGTTTGAAATTTACTTCTACTACTACCATCCCAGTCTATTAAATATTTTCTGAGGTTTTTATACCTCTTCTTCTTCCCGTAGATCGTCAGTAGTTCCATCTATATCTTCGTTTAAAAATGACAACAGATTCTGTTTTATATACCCGACAAAGAATTTTTTAACATTTTTGTTTTCTGATATAAGGGCTTCTAACTTAGGTACTCCTTGTATTTGGCTAGAAAGATCTACTCCAAACTTTCTCGCAGTTTCTACAACATCTTCTTCGAAAGAAAGCCAAGCTCCTTTTTTAATTACCATGCCCCAACCTTGAATAAAATCGCTAATTTCTTTTTCTATCCAATTTGATGTGCCGTTTTTTCTTCCATATTTAATTGGGTACCGTATTACAGAATTAGTTCTTTCGTTAGGAGATTTTTTAACTGTGACTTTTACTTGGTGGCCTATATATGGGTTTTTTTGGACATCTGGAATAGCTTTTTCGTCTTGAAGAATTAAATCAGACTTATGCCTAGCTTCAAACTGGAGAATCCAATTAGCGAAATGCAAAAGAGCGTTACCTCCTGTAGCAGAAGTTTGCCTGATTGGAGCTTTGCTGTAAGGATCTAATTTAATATTATCTCTAACTTGAGAAATGAATATTGCAATATGTCCTCTTTTCTGAAGAGCTGCTGCGCATTTTTTCATGAATGTACCTGCAACAACTGCACCACCAGCAACTTTTTGAGATTCTTCAAAAGTTTTGGCTAAATCGTCTTTTCTTAATAAACCATCTAAAGAATCGACAATAAAAAAGTATTTATTATTTTCTTGGTTTTTCCCTACTAGTTGTCTCATGGCGTCAACAGCGGTCTCGTATATATTAGTTTCAAATACGAAACAGGTTCCTTCTGTCCAGTCTTCAGAATTTGTCACGAATTTAACTCCTGACCGCTCTGAAATTTCTTCGCCTAATCTGCCTTCAGCTTTAATATAAAAACCTTTCCTGTTTTCGTTTTTAACGTCTAAAAAGCTTTTTAGAAACTGAAGTGCGCAACTGGTTTTACCTCCTTCGTTCATTCCTACAAATCTATGTAGCCCAGTTCCTAGGCCTCCGTTCAAATAATAATCAAGAGTCATGCTGCCGCTTGGAACTTTATAATTAATAGTTTCCTCAAAATTAAAATGTGAATCTTTATTTTGTTTCAAAAAGCTACTTAACTGTTCTTGTGAAGTTAAAACGCTATTTCCAACATCCTTTTTACTTGTTTTTTTCATCGTTCTCTATAAACTTTCTTATTGTGTTTACTTTCTTTTTTATTTTTCTTGTTCTACCTTCTTTATCACCAATTTTTATTTCAGGATTTATGTATTCAGGTATGTGTTTGCTGTAATGATAATCAACGTACCTGAAGAAATTATTATTTAAAAGACATTTTATCGATGGAGGTTTTTCTCTTATATCAAATTTCATCCAAAATGACATATCAGGATATCTTTCTAGCACTTTTTTCAATAACTTGTACTCTCTGGACCAAAAAGATGTAGTCTGCTTTTCTGGTACAGAAATAAGCTTCTTAAGGAGATCCTTTTTATTCATCAATAACAATTCTAAGCTGAAAAGCCTACAATGTCAAAAGAAAAACCGCCGAATCGGCGGTTTTGATGTTATTCGTTGGTGGGAGTGAAAGTTGGGCTTTGTAAGCCCGGATTTTTCAGAGCTTCTTCTACATTCTTCTTTTTTAGCTCTTCGTCTATCTTTAATCCTTCTTCTGCAAGTTTAGGAGTAATTTCTCCTGTATCTGGAGCGGGTTTTTCCACAAAAACTGCTGTAGGTTCCGCTTTCATTTCCATAGCTCCAGCTAGACTTTCTAACTGTTTTTTTCCTTTATCTGACAAAGTGCCAGCTTTTTCGTATCTTTTTAAAATTCCTACTTTTAATCCGTCAGGCATTTTTTTTTGCTTGTCTGTTAATTCGCCCTCTCCTTCCATGAGCATCATCTTATTCTTTTCGTAAGACATACCACACATATATTTAGCATCAGATGTTGACATTCCAGCTGTGTCTACAAACATGGCTTCATCCATCATGCAGTGGTGTATATAAGAGGCATACGTTTCTTTT